AGACCTATAAAAGTGTCTAAAAGAGATAATCGTGAAAAGTCTATTAAGCAAAGATTCACTGAAAACATTGAGGGAGGCGATTCAGTATTATTATCATTAATTAAAAATGGGATAGTAAATCCTAATACACAATTCTTCAGATTTAATGATAATCTAAGAAGATCAGGAGTAGGAACTGCAAAAGATAGACTTGAAAGAGATAAACGTAATTTTATCATGGAACTTGGTTTATATCACTTAGATATAAGTGCACAAGATCAAGTACAACTACTTACTGATATAGATGAACTAGCTACATTTAAAGGAGAAGCACTAGATTATTTTTATATTGAGTTTTCTGAAATGTTCTTTGATATTTTAAACATTTGTATGAGAAAGGGTATAAAAATAGATAAAGAAGTACAAAATGTTAAAAATATTGACTTTAAAATTTTGAGATCTCAAAGTAAATGTGTAACTTTGTGTTATATTCATCCAAAGAACACATTAATTTTGATTTCAGATTCTCATGATTTTATTAGTAGCGAAGAGCAATTGAAAATGTTCTTAACAGAAGTATCTAAAATGCCTGACTTGGAGACATTACGTTTAGATTTTAAAGAATCAATAACAATAAACGGAAAGGAATATTCTAAGAAAGTATTTGAAGGTGCGACAGACTCTAAATTTGAATTATTTATAAAGAATTTAGAGTTAGAAGCTTATTTGAATGCTGAGTAAGATAAAAATTAATTATGTGAAGTTGGATAAAGAAATTAACTGCAGCTAATTTCAAAAGTGAGGAGGAATATAATGGCGACAGCACTATTAACATTAGATTTATTAGAATTAGGTAGACACAAATTAAATTTAAATGAGTATTTGACTCTTATGAAGTTCCAACATGATTTAGAACATAGATCTTTTCCTTTTGTAGCTGATGATAGATTTTTCCCAAGATTAATCTTAGATCAGTTTATAAAAGAAGAAAATGGAATTTATGTTTTAGATCATGCTGGGCTTAGAGTTTTTGGAAACGAAGAAGGTTATTTTGAAGAGTTTTATCAATTATTCCCTAATAAGGTTGATACTGGATTTGGTTGGAGACCAATATCCACTTTAGACCCTAATAGTCAATCTGGTAAAGCTACTAGAATAATCTGGGATAGAATTACTAAAAATAAGCCTACATTACAACAAAGTATTATTAGAAATCTTAAACGTGAGTTAGCTCATAGAAAAGCTTCTGGTAGTATGGCTTATTTACAAGGTATTGATACATGGTTGCGACAAGCGACTTGGGAGAAATGGGAAGATATTCCTGATAAAAACGACAATTCTGGATTTAAACAATTATGAAAGGAGTATTATAGCATTAGTGAAGTTGAATTAATTACGGAAGGAAAACATGCTATATAGTAATGTAGTAGAAGAATTAAAGAATAATAAACAAAGGAGATTATCAGGAGATGTAATCGCTATTCCTTGGTCATTACCAAGATTAGCAGCCGTTCTTCCTGGTATAGAGAGAAGTAGATATAATTTAATATCTGCAAGCCCAAAAGGTGGAAAAACTCAGCTAACAGATTTCTTATTTGTATATCAACCAATAGAATGGTACATAAAGCATCGAAATGAAACAGATGTAACTTTAAAAATATTTTATTTTAGTCTAGAAGTAAATAAAATGGCTAAAATAAAAGCTGCAGCAAGTTATAAACTACTTTCTGACTACGGAATATTAATTTCCCCTCAGAAATTAAGTTCAGTTTTTGGTGATTATATATTGGATGATAAGATAGAAGAAATCATAAATAGTTCGAAATTTCGAAATTGGTTTGATGTGTTTGAAAGTATCGTAACAGTTTACGATACTGTAAAAAGTCCTGATCAGATATTTCATTTTGTAAAAACTTATGCTGAACATCCTGATAATGGTTCTTATACGTATAAAGACGTTCCTTGGAAAAATGATAATGGAACTTATACTCAAAAGAGAATTATTGATAAGTATGTTCCTAAGAGACCAAATGAATATGTGATTATAATTACTGATCATATAGGGCTTCTACAACCCAAACCGACAGAAAGTCTTCATCAAGCGATAAGTAGATTTAGCAGTGACTATTCTCTCTATATGAGAGATCGCTGGGGATATATACCGTGCGCTGTTCAACAACAAACTGCTGATAGTTCTAGAGCACAATTTACTAATAGAGGCGATACTGTAGTTGATAAAGTAAAACCTGATATTGAGGGATTGGCTGATATGAAATATACAGCTAGAGATGTTGATTTAATGATTAGCTTATTTTATCCTAGAAGGTATAATATTGAAAATTATCAAGGAATAGACTTAACTAGAATAGGAGATAATCACAGAGAACTAATGATTAATTTAAACAGAAACGGAATTTCTAACGCCAGCATTCAGTTAATGTTTTTAGGTTCAAGTTCATTCTTTAGTGAACTACCTAGACAACTAACTGAGTTTGACTATATGAGATATGAACAACTTATCAAATCACAAATTTAATGATTATATTACCAAAAGAGAGAAGAAAAGTGTTGAGTAAAACTCCAAAATCACTTCTAATCTATTCTATGCCTAAAACAGGCAAGACAACTATTGTTGCACAATTAGAGAATAGTCTTATATTAGAATGTGAACCAGGAGGTGCAGATTTTGTGGAAGGTAATATCTTAGATATTAAGAATCCTATAGAATTAAGTGAAGCTATTAAGGCTATAAAAGATGCTAACTACCCCTATGATTATTTAATCGTAGATACTTTAACTAAATTGGATGAATGGAGTGAAATCGTAGGCACATATAATTATATGGAAAAACCTCAAGGTCAAAGACTTAATAGAGAGGGAGAAGTTAAAGGTGCTAAAATGATTACACATGCTGATCCAAGATTTACTACTGTACATGAGTTACCAAATGGCAATGGTTATCAGTATAGTAGAAATCAAATGATTGATTGGTATGAGAAGTTAGCTATGTCTGCTCCTCATGTTATATTTCTAGCACATGTTAAGGATAAATATCTAGAAAATGCTAGAACAGGTGAGGTAGTAGAATCTATAGAGATAAATTTAACTGGTAAAGTTAAATCTATATTAGCATCAAGAGTAGATGCTGTAGGATTTCTATATCGAAAGGAAAACAAAGCTATCTTAAATTTTAAGAATGAGAATAACATTATCTGTGGAGGAAGATGCCCTCACTTAGACGATGAAATTGTTATTTCTGAAAAGATGGAAGATGGTACAATAAAAACACATTGGAACGAAATATTTAATGTTTAACTAAATTTTATAAAAAATGTCAGTAAATTTAAACAACAGTGGAGATTATGTAAAGGATCTTAAGATCTTTAATGATGGTAATGCAGGAGTTGTAGAAAATTTAAAGGTAAGGGTTGAGAAGAAAGCAAGAACAGAAGCTGACAACAAAAAGCCTGACTATAAATTGATAGCAGCAGATGATAAAGGAGAAGTGAATGAAGGCTTTTATTACACTGCTGACGAAGAGAAATTCAAGAAATATCAAGGACAACGACTAATTCAATTAGCAAGAGGTGTACTTGGTAAAGATATTACATTTCCTGTCTGGAATACACCAATAGAAACTCTTGATGGTGTAATGACTATGATAGCTCCTGAGTTGAACAAAAGACCTTATAGAGCTGCTGTATGCTATGGTACTACTAAGAACCCTTCAAGGTTTTTAGGTTTTAAATCATTCGGTAGCTTTATTCAACCGATGGCTGAACCTAATACTCTCCATTTGGAGCAGATAGATTCAGTTAAGAGAGCTCCACAGCCTGAAGCTACTTCTGAGACTTCACTGACGAGTAAAGTTGTTGGTAGCGAAGATAGTGGCTTAGCTTGGTTGAGTGATAGTAAATAATTACTTTTGCATGTAAATTTGATTGATTAAGAGCCTCGAAAGGGGCTCTTTTTTTGCTGATGTGGCTGAGTGGTCGAAAGCACTAGTCCTGTAAACTAGTAGTCCAACATCATAGGTTCGAATCCTATCATCAGCTCAAATTATTAATCTAAACTAATTAATTATGGAAATAGTAATTTATTACAAAA